CCGTGCCAGCCCACTCAGTTACGAAAGAAACGCCGAGCCACGGCCGGGTTCTCGCATTCAAACCTGAGGCAGACCCGCTCCCCGGTATCGAAGTGAAGGTGTACCACCGGGAAAGCTTCATAATAGTAGTGGGATCTTCTTCGATGAAGCCATTGTCAGTCTGAGTATGGGTCACAGAAGCAGACCCTCCGAAGATACTATCGTAAAGGTATACATGGGGAATAACTATGTAACCCTTTTTATTATTTATCCTGAAAAAACGATGCGTCTTGTTGAATTTATCAATATGAATACCGAAGATTTTTTTATCTGCAGCTGCTGTACTAACATTATGCAACTCTATGTGTTGCCAATGTTCGTGGGTTTGCGTGCCGAACGAGAGAGGTTTCTCCCCCAAGCGGTGCCTTGTGGGTTCGCCCGTCTCGGGATCTCTGAAATTAATATAAACCTTTGCTCCAGTGTGTGACCCTTCCCGATAGTCTGGCCGTGAGTCGCCGGGAGCCATATCTAAATTGGGGTGAAGTATCGCTTTCGCTTGTGCTACCGTGGGCTTGCCCGGCCACCATGGATTGATTGTGTCAGACCTGACATAATCGATTTCTACATCAGTAGGAACGAAATCCGGCCCCGGGCTGGCGGTGGTCCGCCCATTAGGGAATTCTGCACTGACGCCGCGCCCTTTCCATTTCCGGTCAGGGTCTTTCCAAAACAAGTAAACCTCCGCAGATCGGTCCGCAGCGTGAACCTGCAGTTCATCTATAATGTCTTCCTGAAAAGGGCTGTTATCCGACTCCTCCCCATTGACCCCCAACAACCGACACTCCACCCTCAAGGGCACCACTAAGGGACGGTGGTTATCACCCGAATAAAGCCCGGCGGGTAGAAAAAAATCTAGCGATATTTGGGACAGCTGGTCGCTGGTTCGGCTGACCGTGTAAGGACCAGCCCAACCATCCTTAGTGGGTGCTCCTCGTTTATTATCACCCGGTGGAACCGCCTCGTATACGTCCTTAGGGTAGGCCCTATGATTATCAAATACATTATAGGAAATAAGGTCAATGTCCCGTACATCCTGATTGGTAACTACATTGCTGGGAAATAAGCTAACCCTCCTACCGGGCTTAATAATCTCATACTCCACCTCATCGGTGTCGCGAATTGGCGTGAATGGATTATCCCCAACATAGACCTCATGAACATCATAATGCCCTTGCCCAATACACAGGAGTTGATTTAAAACCTGACCACCAGTGCCCGGCTCAAATTCTGAATATGGCTGCGAGGCGTAGTCTGGAATGACCCTCATCCGACCGTAGACCACGGGAATGGGCTGCTGAAGACGTGCTTGATTATTCTGTGCGCCTTGCCGATAGACTGCTGTCGGTGTCTTATTATCGACCTTAGGTGGCTTAAATAAACCAAGCAGTTGCCCACCAATCATCATGGTAGCCATTGCGGCTACCTTACCGGCTAGTGCAGCGGTAGACAGTTGCGCAGCCGTCATCACTGTCACTGCCCCTCCCGTAATCGCCCCCTGCGCTACACCAGTCATCCATGGCTGTATGAACCCAAACGAGACCCACATCAGGGCAAGCATCGCAATAATCGTTAACGGGTCAGACCCACCGTCGTCCCCGCCACCAGCTGCCATTGCAACGAACCCTACAAGGTCACCGTCTGATAATACTGTCGTCTCCCAATCGGAACGTAGCAAGGGTTCGCCATTAAATAGGCAAATAGTGGGGGATTTAAATTCCTCGATGTCGTGTTCATCAAGCCAACCACGGATGGTTTGCGAACACTCAATCTCCTCGACAACCGACGCTGTCGGTTGAAACGGGTTATTGATTAATACAACTGTCGCTTTCATCGCCAATATACCGGTAGAACCGCACACTAGGCCACAATAGGCCCCTTTGATTATTCAAGATAACCCCACATCCCTGTTGGCAATGAGCTACTCCTCCTCCGTCTGCATCAACCCAAACCCCGACATGGACTGTCATGTTATCGTGATGTCCCATGGCCACGGCATCGCCATCCCGCGGCACATCCTCCTCCCGCCATAAACCCCAATAGCCTTCCCTCCCCCTGTCCCTGAACTCACGTGCAACGGCTAATAAACTATTAGCATTCACATCCACGACGGGCACGTCACGCTGGTAATGTTCTCGCTGCACCCATCTCACAAAACCCCAACAATCAAAGGCATTGGGTCCCTGTGCGCCGCTCAACCATGGCTTCCCAATATACTGATTAACCCAATGGCTCATCTATCAAGCCCCGGAAAACGAAAACGCGTATACGTCTCTAGCGGAAATTTCTTGTTAAGAAGATCGCGAAAATGACATTGTGCGATAATCTTCGTGGATGTTACTTCCGCGTGCTGTATGGAGAACTTAGGGAGTGGAGACATCATGGGCGTCGCAGAGCCCCCCACTGGATAAATCGTGGCATTATCCTGACCCGAAAGGTACGGACGATACACAACCATAACGGGTTCAGCGGTCAGTATAGCTCGTTCTAAGTACTTAGAAATCAACCGGCCTACGTTGTCAATTTCTATGCGAAGTTGGGGAATGCCCGTCTCCCTAATATCGGGTAGTGTGAAATTAAACGGATAGCCTACGAATTCCACCTCAGCGTTCGCATCAACACCAGCCGTATTTGCATCGTTTTCGAGTTTAAAAATGTGGTTACTATAATCACGCACAACACGCAACGCCGTATAATCACCGGTAGGGTTATTGCCTGATGTGTTCACGAAACTGGAGTGCTGTAGTTCTAGGGTGTGAAGAACTACATCGTTGTCGCCGGTTTGCGCAGAGGCGTACGCCTCCTTTAGTGCATCATCCATGGTTGCCATTTAGATCACCACTCCTAATAACTAGTCTCTGGTAGTTGGGTAGAAGCATCGCTGGTTGCGTCGATGATCTCTAGTTGTACCTTGACTTGCCAATGGTCAGCACTCGAAACCCGCGCCGATGTGTACGGCCCCATAAACCGACACTCAACATCACTCGCAATCTCATTGTCGAGGTTTAGATCTATGAGGAAGTGCTTACTACCACTGTGCGTTTTGACTCGCCAAAAATGCCGAAATATTTTGAGTTCATCACCTGTAAAATCCCACTGGATTGCCAATACCGTTGGGACATTAGTGTAAGTACGCCTAACCCGGGCAGGGCCCGCCTCCATATCCGTACGTATCGTAGCATCGCCACGACTAAGTTGATAGCCCTCACGTGATGGATTAGGTAGTAAACTTGCTGGCCATGCTGGTAGTGCCATTCTTTATTACCTCAGAACGCGTTGCGGCTCGACCTGTCTAGGCCATATTGCTTTTCTAGTGCGGGTGATATGCCTCGCCCCGAGTGGATGTTCTTAGTCATGTTCTCCTCTACCGCCTCTATGATTATATCAAGCGACATATCGCCGTTCGCACCTTGTGTCTGCTTGCCGACTTTCGCGGTCTGTCCCGGTTGGGTTTGCACATTGATGTTGATCTTGGGACTGTATGACGTACTAACCGAAACCCCCTGCTGCATCCCTTGTCGCAGGAGCTTATCCGCGTTGTCCATCTGCCGTGGAGTAAATATGCCCTCGCCTGCGTGTGCGTTAATTGGTACCATTCCGCCCCTTGCGTAACCCTGACGTGACTCATGTTGACCACGAGCAGTGACCCCACTAGCAGTAACCATCCCCCCGGTACCGGAGGCGGGGACACCCGTAAAAAGGGACCCAATCATGGCAAATAAGCCTATGCCGCCACCCCCTCCAAACAGCATCATACGCATCTCAACCTTAATTAACTCCGCGATCATCGATTGCGTCAGGGACTTGAAGTCCAGTTTACCAGTCATTACGAAATCCGCAAGTGCATCAGACATCCCCTCCAACCCGCGCTTCCAAATATCTGCTGTCTCGTTGACCCATTCGCCCTGACTCTTCGGTAACTCGTCACGAAGCTTAGCTAACCCATTCTTAAAGCCGGTGACATCATCTGTAGCTTTGACAGCTAATTCAAAGCCGCCCAGCCATTCATCGAGACTCATTTCCCGTAATTTCTCAAGCTCAAACCTGAGATCGCCCCCAGCGTTCGCGAGATTGACTAGGCTCGTCAGTGCACCTTCCCCCGTTGACCCGTCGCCCCCTAACGCCTCCTTTAACGCCCCTAGGTCCATTGGTTCACCTGACGTACCGCGCTGAAGTATATCCTTAATCTTTTTCATCTGATCGTCAGGTAAGTCAGGTAAGTCAGTTTTAAGACCCTTAAGTTTCTCGCTAAGTGCCACGCTCTTAGCCTCCGCGGCCCTCCTCAACTCATCTTCCCTGTCTTGCTTGGTCCGCGCAGCAAACTGCCGACCTTGGTCGTACGTCAATCGGTTCTGTAACCTCCCCTCCTTCATCCTGTCTTGTATGCGTTTCAACTGTTCTTCCGTTGCGGTCAAGAAGGGGCTCTGAAAATTAGCCAAGTCTTGCATATTTTTGAGTTGGAGCTGGAATGCGTCGCTTTCCCCTATATCTTCCAAAGTCCCGGCATACTCCTTGAGGACGTCTCGATAATCACGTGCTGCTTCGATGGCTTTGAGGTCGCGATTGAGACGCCTATCCCCCCTCTTGTTAACCCTGTCCGTACCCCCGGCCCCTTTCCCCACTCGTCGATCACCCAACCGCCCCGCCCTTCTTTGGGCGGCACCGGAAGCAGCTGCAATTTCAGCAGAAACCCTCGCAATGTTTGCCCGTACTTGCGCCCCCTCCATAGCTAATTCTAACTTACGTATGTACGCTTGCTGCTTTTGTATCTCCAGTAAACGCTCGACCGTTGGAACCCGACTCTGCTCCAACTGAAGTCGCTTCTGCTCCAACTCTAA